CAGCCGCGCCTGCAGGCCCACGTGGCTGTCGCCCATGTCGCCCTCGATCTCGGCCTTGGGCACCAGCGCGGCCACGCTGTCCACCACGACGATGTCGATGGCCCCGGAGCGCACCAGCGCCTCGCAGATGTCCAGCGCCTGCTCGCCGTTGTCGGGCTGGGAGACGTACAGCTCGTTGATGTCCACGCCCAGCTTCGAGGCGTACACCGGGTCCAGCGCGTGCTCGGCGTCGATGAACGCCGCGGTGCCGCCGGCCTTCTGGGCCTGGGCCACGCAGTGCAGCGCCACGGTGGTCTTGCCCGAGGACTCCGGGCCGTAGATCTCCACGATGCGGCCCTTGGGCAGGCCGCCCACGCCCAGCGCGAAGTCCAGCTGCAGGCTGCCGGTGGGAATGACCTCCACCTGGGTCGTGCCCGCGCTGCCCAGCTTCATCACCGAGCCCTTGCCAAAGTCCTTCTCGATCTTGCCCAGCGCCACCTCCAGCGCCTTCTGGCGGTCGTCGCCAAAGCGCTGGGTCGCGGGCTTCTTTTCCGACTTCTTCTCCGCTGCCATCCTGGTATCCTCCAAGCCTGTATTTCCCGGGCCGGGGCCCGTCGCTTTCACGGCCTCATTATAGCACAGCCCGGCCCGGATTGCCATCGAACATATGTTTAACTTTTTGGCGGCGGTCACAGGTGCCTCTCGTCGGTGGGGTTGTTCACGATGCCGAAGGCCACCAGCACGGGCAGCAGCACGTCCAGGAAGCCGTTCACCTGCTCCCCCACGTCCAGCCCCCAGACGGCCTTGACCACGTACACCCCCAGGGCCGCCACGGACAGCCACAGCGCCCAGCTCTTAAAGCGATTCCTCATTCCGATGCCTCCCCTTGATGTCCCGGATGTCGTGCTCCGCCTCGGTCATGCGCCCCTCCAGGCGGTAGGTGCGCTCCACGAGGCGGTTGTGGGCCTCCACCTTCTCCTCCAGCCGCTTCAGCCGGTAGCGGGTCAGGCTGGCGGAGGCCACCACGCCCCCGAAGGCCCCCAGCCCCGACCCGGCCAGCCCGATCAGGGCGGCGGCGATGGCGTCGCTCATGCCCCGACCCCCTCCCGGCGGCTGTAGCGGCAGGACACCCAGCCCTCCCGGCCCCGGAAGGCGACGCCGTGCCAGTCCCGGCCGTCGGCGGCGCGGGTGACGCCCCGGTAGGGCAGCGCCTGACCCTGCGCGGCCACGCCCAGGGCCGGGGCGGACAGGCCCGGCGCGGCGCGCACGTAGACCGTCCCGCCGGTGATGACCACCGTTCCGCCGGCCCCGTCGGCGGGCGTGTCAGCGGGCCGGACGCGCCTGCCGTAAGTGACGTTCGTCGCCGCGTGGTGGTTCTCGCAGAGCAGGATGTCCCCCGGCAGCAGATAGTCGGGGCCGGACAGGTATTTCGACGCCGTCAGCGCCTTGAAGCCCGCCTGCACGAACCGCGCCCTCATGTTGCCGCTGTAGGTGTCCACCGGCAGGTTTTGCAGGGACGGGATGCCCAGCAGGCAGCCCGCGGCCTTGCAGTTGGCGGTCACGCCGGCGGTGCAGTCCTCCTCGCAGGGCGCGTCGATCCGGCTCGGGTCGTACCCCGCCTTTTCCAGCGCCTTCCAGTAGGTCGTGCGCTGGTACTGATCGTAGCCGATTTTGTCGTTGAGCGCCGCCGCGACGCCCAGCCGGGCGATCTTCAGCCCGACTTTGATGTCCGGATACCTCAACACCACCGTCCACGGCCGGCTGTACCAGGCCTTCAGCTCCCACTCATGGCCGGATTGGTCGCCCGCCGCGCCGCCGTGATACTTTCCCCGCTCGTCCCGGCCGCTGTTGGAGATGTAGTGGATGCCGGTCGACAGGATGTACTTATCGTAATTCACGCTTCTCCCTCCCTGGGGCCGTCAGGCCAGCGCCCCGGCCCCGAAGTCGATGTACGTCACCAGCAGCGTGACCGCCGTGTTCGCCACGACGCTATGCGCCACGTAGTTGTCCCGGACGTGCGCTTGCCACAGATAAGCGCCGCCGGTATTGGCATAGGGCAGCGCGACGTAGTTTGTGGCCGTGGACTTGACCGAAATCACGCTGTAGCGCCGGGAATCCAGCCCCAGGGCGATGTTGCCGTTCGCGTTGGTCGTGCCGGTGACGGTGGTGTACTTGATGCCCAAATTGTCCAGCGCCCCCGGGGCGGTGTCCGCGCCGGTGCCGCCGTGCTCCAGCGCCACCGGGTCGCCCAGGGCCTCCAGCGCCCCGATCGCCGCCTCCGCCGCCTCCAGCCGCCGGCCCTGCTCGGCCAGGGCCATGGCCTGACGGCCCACGCCGCCGATGTAGGGGTACTCGTCCGCCGCCTCGCCGGGCTCCGGCATGGTCACGGCGGCCCGGGGCGCGGGCCCCAGGGTGACGGTCTCCGCGCAGAGCATGCAGTGGCCCTCGGTCATGGTCGGCACGCCGTTTCGCTCGAAGTGGATCCAGAACACCAGCCAGTCCCCCAGCTCGGCGGCGGGGTCGTAGATCGCGCCCTCGAAGGCGGAGGGCCACCAGTAGTCGCCGTAGCACATCCGGTACAGCCGCCGGGCGGCGGCCTCGTCCGCCAGGGCGGCCTCCATCGGCACCACCGCGCCGGCGGCGCTGCCGATGAGCGTCTCGCCGCCCGCCCCGTCCCGCCAGCGCACGCCGGTCAGCCGGAAGCGGTCGCCGCCCTCGCCGAAGGGGATCACGTCGTAGTCCGCCGCGCCCACGACCCCGTCCATCCGCACCAGGTCGGAGGTGCACCGGTCGTCCCCCGGGGGATACTCCACGTAGTCCGTGGGCCCCTGGTGGCAGATCCACTTCAGCCGCAGCCGGCCGGCGGGGGTGATGACCCAGTTGCCCCCGTTCACGGCGGCGATTCCGGACAGCACGTCCCGCAGGGTCGCCCCGGCCCCGGGCTCGTCGATGGTCCGGGAGGCGCTGAAGTAGCGGTTGCGGTCGTCCGCCTCCACCCCCAGGGCCGCGGCGATGGCGGACACCACGTCCTCCTCCGCCGCCGGCCAGGCCGCGATGCCCGCCGCGGATATGGGGGCCTCGGCCCGCAGCAGCGCGTCGTAGCACTCCAGCGCCATCCGCCCCGCCCGGGTGGCGTAGCGGCGGCGGGCCACGTAGAACGTGCCCACGGGCAGCGCCTCGCTGACGGTTCCGTCCGCCTCCTCCCACCACATCTCCAGCTTCACCTCGGCGGACCGGGGGATGTTCTCCCCGGCGCTGTTCTCGGTGGCCAGCTCCAGCGTCACCGACGCCGCCACGCAGTTGCCCACGCTGATCGCGTCCTCCCCCATCAGCGCCCGGCGCACCACCGGCGGGGCCATGTCGGTGTAGGTCGCGCCGCCGATGATCGCCCTCGTGCGCAGCCGCGCCGTCGGGGAGGCGGCCATGTCCCGCCAGGTCTGACTTGTCGCCTGCATCCGCCCTCACCTCTCCGTCATGGAGAAGGACACGCCGTCGTAGTACGGCGCGCCCGTCTCTTTGTTGAACCGCTGGGCCCCGAAGGGCACCGTAGCGGTGTAGAAGCTCTTCGTCGCCCGGGCCCCGGTGGCCGGGTCGACGACCGTCGCGCTGTAGAACACGCCGGAGAGGTCCGCCAGCAGCTGCTGCATCGTGGCCTGCTGCAGCCGCAGCAGCTTCACCTCCGCCTTCAGCTTCGAGGCGACGCGGGTCCGGTGCATCGTGCCCGTCTGCACGTCCCGGCCGCTGCCCTCGGCGTCCAGGTCGTTGCGGGAGAGCTCCAGGCTCTCCACCCAGGCCGCGTAGTCGTGGCCGTTGATGATCAGTACCGGCTTGGCCATTGCTCACACCCCCTGCAGCGGCGACGCGCCGAACATCTGCGTGCGCCGGTTGATTTCCCGGATGACCTGGGCGGCGGTCAGGCCCCCGGCGGCGCTCCCCTCCCGGGGGTTCGCCCGCAGGGCCGCCACGATGGCCGTGGTCTGCGCCCCGATCACCGATATGATGGTCTGGATCAGGTCCTCGTTGTTGGCGTCCAGGGTGGTCTGCAGGGCCTCACCGGTCCGCGCCACCTGGGCCGCCACCTCGTAGGGCAGCACCGTGCCGGAGGCCATCACCGGCGCGTGGAACGCCAGGCCGTTCAGGCCGCCGACGCTCCCCACATGGCTGATCGTCGCCACGATGGCGTTGGCGCACTCGCCCATCCGGTTCGCCAGGTAGCTCCCCAGGGCGTTCACCGCGGCCCCCATGCCGGACACCACGGCGCTGTAGATGGCCTGGGCGAGCTGGCTCTTGTTCAGAATCTCCGTCCGGCCGTTGATGTGGCCCATGATCTCCGGGCCGGCCTCACCGGCCACGAACACCGTGCCGTGGGCCCGGGACGTGCCGCCGGCATAGTGGGGCACGCCCGCAAGGTACCGCGCCGCGCCGCCGGAGATCACGCCGCCGCCGGCAAAGGCCATGTGCCGCCCGCCCGGGGTGATCGCGCCGCCCTGGGCGTTGTTCTTGTGCTTGTTCAGGAAGTTGTTGTAGCCCTTGCTGATGGCGCTCTCCACGCCCTTGGACAGCCTGTTCTTCAGCGCGGTCAGCCCGCTGGCCACCAGGCTGGCCGTGACCGTGATGGACGTGCCGAACAGCTTGGCCGAGGACTGCTTGCTGTTCTGCTTCGCCAGCGCGGCCAGCACCGTGATGTACTCGCCGAACAGATAGCCGGAGGTCTGATAATCGTACTCCTTGTCCAGCGTGGCCCACACCTTGACGGACGTGCCCACGAACTCGGCGATCGTGCTCCAGCCGCTCTTCTCCAGCTTCACGTCGGCCGTGACCGGGTTGCCCGTGCCGATGAAGCCGCCCAGGGTCGTGAAGTTGTTCTTCGCCAGGTTCAGCCACGCCGTGATCGTGTTGACCGTGCCCACGAAGAAGTCCAGGGTCGTCCAGTTGTCCTTCTTCAGGCCCACCTTCGCGGTCAGCGCGTTGGCCGTGCCCACGAAGCCGCCCAGGGTGCTCCAGCCGCTCTTGACCAGGCTCAGCCAGGCGGACAGCGGCGTGCCGGTGCCCACGAACGCGCCCAGGGACGTGAAGTTGTTCTTCACCAGGTTGACCCGCGCGGACAGGGGGCTGCCGCCGGTGCCCACGAAGGCGGGCAGGGTCGTCCAGCCGTCCTTGACCAGGCCCAGCAGCGCGGATAGCGGATTGTCGATGCCCAGCCAGGCGGCGACGGTGCTCCAGCCCTTGCGCAGCAGCTCCAGGTTCAGCGAAACGTCCGCGCTGCCGCCCGTCAGCAGCGCCCCCACGAATTCGCCCAGCTTGGACAGCGCCGCCTTCAACAGCGCCCACAGCTTCCGGGCCACGCCGTCCCAGTCCACCCGGGACAGCGCCCGGCCCACGCCGTCGGCAAAGCCCGCAGCGTCGAAGCCCTCGAAGAAGGCCAGGCCGAAGTCCAGCACGCCCAGCAGCGTGTCGTTCAGCCACAGGCCCAGCCCGTCCCAGTCCACGCGGCGGAACAGGCCGTTGACGCCCTCCGCCAGCGCCGCGCCCGCGCCGGCCCAGTCGAAGGTCGCCGCCGCGGCGCCGGCCACGGCCAGCAGGTCGTTGATCCGCCCGCCCAGCGCCGACCCCAGGGCGGCCCAGTCCGTGCGGGCGATGAAGGCGTTCAGGCCCTCGGTCAGCCGCAGGGCCAGCTCCGCCCAGTCGACGGCCGACAGCCTTGTGTCCAGCGTGGCGACGAAGCCGTTCACCCCGTCCGCCAGCTTTTCGGCCAGCTGCGCCCAGTCGAAGGACGCCGCGAAGCCAGCCATCAGCTCGAACAGCGACGTGAACAGCCCCGCCACGGCGGCCCCCACGGTGGTGAAGTCGATCTCCGCCAGGGCGTTGTTCATGAATTCGGCAATGCTTTCGCCGATGGCCTCGAAGTTCACAGTATCCAGCGTCCAGTAGGCGGTGGAGAACAGGGCGTTGACGTAATATCCCACCTTCTGCCCCAGGGCCGCCCAGTCCACCGACGCCACCAGACGGTTCAGCCTGTCGCCGATGAGGGCGCCCAGCGACGCCCAGTCCGACGCCTCGAGGGCGGCGCGCAGCGCGTCGGCGAAGGCCGCCAGGCCGCTCTCGATGGGGCGCTCCTCGAACAGGCCCGCCGCGCCGTCGCCCCCGCCGCCCCCGCCGGCGGCGTCCCCCGCGCCGTCCCCCAGCACGTTCAGCTGGTCGAAGCTCGCCAGGTAGCGCTTCAGCGCCGCCGTGGCCCCCTGGATGCCGTCGGTCACGCCGTCCCAGGCCGTCGCGGCCTTCTTCGCCGCCACCCAGGTGGACGCGCCGGACAGCCGCGCCAGCAGCTGGTTGATCAGGTTGAACAGCCCCGCCAGCCGGTCGGTCACGAAGTCGACGGCCGGGGCCAGCGCCCGGATCAGCGGCGCGGCCATCGCCGCCAGGCTGTCCCGCAGGTACCGGGCCGACGCCGCCAGGCCGTCCAGCTGCCCGGCAAAGGCCCGCCGGTTCTCCCGGCTCCAGCGGTACAGGTCCTTCATGCCCTTCGACAGGCCGTCCGCCAGGTTCTTGGAGCGCATCAGCGCCGCCGCCACGCCCTCGGCCCGGGCCTCCATCCGCACAAGGCCCCGGTCCGCCCGGCTCAGCCCCGCGCCAAGGGCCCGCGCCGAGGCCTTCATCGATTCCAGCGCCGCGTGCACGGCCCCCGCGTCCCGAAGGAACGCCGTCAGGTCCGCGCCCCCCGGCAGCCCAAAGTCCACGGTTATGGCGTTGTTTGACATGTGTTCACCACCTCGGTGTCGTTGTCAGGAAGGGGAGGGAGAGAAGCATTTTCGTTGCGGAGGAAAGGAAAGCGCGTCGTTCCCCCAAGCCTTCTCCTTGAGGGGCATCGAGCGCCCGGAAAACTCTCCAGTGGAGAGTTTTCAGCGAGATGGGGCCGGTAGGCCCGTGGGAGGTGGCATTTGCGAAGCAAATGGCGAAAGAGGTGTCCCCCTTCCATAAGAAGAACCTCCCTCATCCCTCGTCAGAAGTCCCGCCCCCCAGCAGCGCCTCCAGCCGGGCGCGCTCGGCCAGGTCGGCGTCGCTTCGCCGGGGCTTCAGCTCGCACAGCGCCCGGTTGTCGCTCCAGAAGCGCTGCTCGCCCTTGTCCAGCCGCCCCTGCCCGCCGTACTTCTTCTGCCGCAGGGCCAGCACGGTGGCGTAGGTGCTGTCCCGGATCTCCAGAAAGTAGCCCAGGAAGGTCCACCAGTGCAGGTAGTCGGTCGCGCGCACCTCGAAGCCCGCGGCCCGGTTCACCGCCGGGAAGATCAGCGGGGCGTCCTGCCCCCAGTCCATCACGCGCCGGCCCCGGCCGCCGCCGACGCCGTGGTCGATGAAGTCCACCGCCGCGTCGTAGGCCGCCTGCAGAAGCCCCGGGGGGATGTCCTCCGCGTCGGGATAGATGCCCCGCAGGCAGGCCCGCGCCTTCTCCCTGGGGGACAGGTTCGGATCCTCAAAGGCCGCCAGCACCCGCAGCACGTCCCGGAAGTCGGTGCGGATGGGCCAGCTTCGGCCGCCGAACGCCAGCGCGGCGGGCAGCTCGAAGCCCAGCGCCCCGGCGCTCACGCCCCGCCTCCCGGGCGAAAGCGCACCCGCAGCCCCAGCCGGTACACCGCCGAGCCCGCGCCCCGCTGCACGGCCCCGCCGAAGCGCCTCGGCTCGACCGCCGTCACCTCGCCCCCCGGCCAGGCGGGCAGCTCCCCGGCGGCGCTCCTCCGCGCCACCCAGGCCAGCACCCCCTCCAGGGCCGCCAGGCTCTCCAGGTTCCCGGCCACGTCGGCGCCGCAGTGGGCCCGCAGGGCGAGCACGAAGTCCTGGACCTGCTCCGCCTCCGGCCGGCTCTGGCCCAGTATGTTCTGACGCCACCCCGGGGCCGTCGGCGCCGTCAGCAGCGCCCAGCCCGGCCCGTCGCCCAGGTAATCCACGTCGAAGGCGCCCGTCCCTTGGACGCTCTCACAATCCATCAGCCACCGCCTGAGCGCGGCGGCCAGGGTGCTCTCCCCGTTGCCCATGCCGAGCCTCCTCCTTCCGAAATGTCCTCTGCATCTGCCCTACTCCCCCTCGACGCGCCAGTGCCGGCCCGCGGCCAGGCCCCGGCGGTTGTCGGTGACGGCGGTCACCAGGGCGCAGGGCACGCCCAGGGCCCGCAGGCGGGCGGGGGTGGGGTCGTCGATGGACGGCTCCCCGGCCACGATCACGTCCCCGGGGGCGAGGGTCCACCGGCCGGCCGCGTCCCCGGCGCGGCGATACTCCCCGGGGCTGACGTAGGCGCTGCCGCCGGCGTCCACGTCGGCGGGGACGCGCAGCAGGTGCCGCCGGGCGCCCTCCATGCCGCTGCCGCCGGGGCGGGCGGCGTCCCGGACCAGCCAGGACACCCCCCTCAGCACCGTGGGCGCGTACACCTCCCGGCGCAGCGCCCCGTCCACCCGGGCGTTGTAGAGGGTGACGGTCCCGTCGCAGAGCCTCATCCCGCCGACCCCCTCTCCCCGGCGCGCAGGGCGGCCACGGCGGCGCGGGCCCGCTCCCCGCTCTCCCCCAGGTACCAGGCGCGCAGCTCGTCGGCGCCCAGGGCCCCGGCCGCCACCAGCCGCAGGCGCTCCTCCAGCTGGGCCCCGGTGTCCACCAGCACGCTGTCGTCCCAGCGGAAGTCGGCCTCCCACTCCCCCTCCGGGGCCAGGTGGTAGAGGGTGGCGTAGCGGTCCATGGCCCGAAGCGCGTCCCGCAGGCACCGCTCCAGCGCCCGCTGGTTGTCGGCCACGGTGGCGTAGCTGCGCTGGCGGGCCAGCCGCAGCTCGGTGGCGGTGCGCGCCTGCCGGTCCGCGTCGGAGAAGGTGCCCCGGGACAGGCCGCACAGGTCCTCGAAGCGCATCAGCAGCTGGTTCAGGCCGTTGATGAGGCTGGCGTCCCGCAGGGCCGGGGCGAACACCTGATAGGTGCCCTCCGCGCCGGTGTCCACCGCCCGGAACAGCCGCTGGTTCAGCCGGGGCAGCGCCTCGCCGCCGCCTGGCCGGGGCAGCAGGGCCGTGGGGTCCACGTCCACCGCCAGCTCGCCGCCCTCGAACTCCCACAGCAGCCGGGAGTACTGCAGGTCCACCTGCTCCAGCACCTCCGTCGCCCGGGCGTAGACCGAGGCCCCCATCGGGCAGCCCCCGTCCACGCTGTTGGCGGCGGCCACGCGGAACCAGCCGAACAGCGGTCCGTCCACGCCGGTGATCGTCGCCTCCGGGGCCAGGGCCGCCCAGCGGGGCACCGAGTTCAGGGGCACCGGCCGCCCCAGGCAGCCCTCCCTCGTGGATCGGAACGCCCGCTGGGTGATCGTCACCTGCCCGGCCTCGAAGCGGTGGCGCTCCAGCCGGGTGTAGATGACCTCCCCGTCCCGATACTCGTCGGGCAGTATGACGTCCACCAGGTTGCCCTCCCCGTCGAAGGCGATGGGGAACAGGCTCCAGTCCATGGCGAAGTCAAAGTAGATCCGGCCGGTGGCGGGGTCGGGCCAGGGCTTGACGATCATGCCGCCCGCCGCGCAGCCCGCCTCCAGCTTCTGCCGAAGCGCCCTTGTCAGGCCGGCGAACTGGGCCTTCAGGAAGTCCGCCCGGGCCCCGTCCCCTCCGGCGGGACGGATGTCCCAGTCCAGCTCCATGGTCACCTGCCGGGCGATCTCCCCGGCCGCGGCGGCGGCGAGGTTCAGCGAGCGCACCGTCCCCGGCCGCTTCCAGGGGGCCCTGTCCCGGTACAGCGCCCGCCACAGCGCCAGCGCCCGCCCCATCTCCGGGGACAGGGACGGCCGGACCTCCTCGGCCCGGGCGATGTCATCATAGAAAATCAACCTGCTCCACCACCTTTTCAGCGTCTGTCGAATCTGACGGGTCACGCCCATGCTCGCGCCTCCCTCCTACTGTCCGCTCCGCCGCCACACCCGCTCGGTGGCGTAGCGCACGGCGTCGATGGCGTGGTCGTCGCCGTCGGGAAAGCTGTTCAGCAGCTCCCCCTCCCGGGTGCGCTCGTAGCCGTACTCCCGAAACTCCCGGGCGGCGTGGGGGCAGCGGGCGGGGTCGATCACGATCTTCGCCAGCGACTGCAGCCACTTGAAGGAGTAGCGCCGGCTGTCCGGCCCCTTCACCGCCCCGCGGCACAGGCTTCCGTAGCTGCGGAAGTCCTGCACGCTCTTGGGCTCGGCGCTGTCGGCGGTGATCAGGTCGAGCTCCCCCACGCCCTTCTCCTCCTGCAGCGCCCGCCAGGTCTCGGCGTTGGACTGCTTCACCGCCCGGTACTCGTCCACCAGGAAGAGCGTGCGCCGCGCCGGGTCCCAGTGCAGCTTCACCCAGTGGAAGGGGTCCGGGTACCAGCCCCAGTCGATGCCCATCAAAAACCGGTCGAAGCCGGCGAGCTCCTCCTCCGGGATCGGGCGCAGCTCCAGGTTGTCGAACACCTCGCCGCCGGTGCCGGTGGCCTCGCCCAGGTACTCGTGCCGCCAGGCCCGCTCGTTGGTGCGGCGGGTGCGCTCCGCCTCCTCCAGGAAGGGCTCCCCCAGCCAGGCCCGGGGCACGTCCAGGTAGGTGGAGTGGTGCCGCAGCCGGTCGGGGCGCTCGTCCAGGGCGTCCCGGTTCACCCAGCTGTCCCGGGTGGCGGGCGGGTTGTAGCTCTCGAAGTTCCAGAAGGTCGACCCGCCGCGCATCGTGGACTGGAGGATGTTGCGCACCTCCGCCCGGCCGGCGAACTGGTCCAGCTCCTCGAAGTGGGTCACGGCGATGTAGCCGAAGGGGGCCTTGATGGACTTGATCTTCATCGGGTCGTCCGCGCCCCGGAAGAGTATGCGCTGGCCGGTGGGCTTGTAGATCAGCTCCAGAGGGCTGAGCCGGGCGGTCCAGTAGTCCGCCATGCCCAGGGCCGCCAGCGCCCAGGTGTACTGGGCGTAGACCGAGTCCCGCAGCGTGTTGCCCACCTTGCGCAGCACCAGCGCGTGACAGCTGGGGTTGCGGGCCAGCAGCAGCGGCACCAGCAGGCTGACCGTGGAGCTCTTCAGGCTGCCGCGCCCGCCGGAGAGGCTGTAGTGGGTGTGGCCGTGGGCCAGCACGTCCCGGGCCAGCTCCCGCCAGGCCGGGCCCAGCAGCGCCGACAGCCGGACCTCATTCATGGGCCGCCCTGCGCTGCCCCCGGCGACGCCCCGCGCCGCGGCCGTCCGCCCCGCCCCCCAGGGCCAGCAGCCGGGTCTGGACGTCGAACTGATCGCCGATGAACGCCCCCACCTGCCGCAGCACCTGGGCGCAGTAGAACTCGCCGTTCACCGGGCTGAAGGGGTTCAGCCGGCCGAAGAAGGCCGACGCCGCGTCGTCGCTGCCGAACAGCGCGTTCACCGCCAGGTTCAGCCGGCGCTCCGCCTCCTTCAGCGCCGCCGCCATGACCCCGTCCTCCGGGCCGCCTGCATTCTCTCCCTCCGACTGACCTTCTGCCGGGTCTTTGTTCTCATTCTTCTTATCTTCCTTTTCGCCGAGAATTTCCAGCGGTTCGACGATGGCGTCGAACTCTGCGGCCATGCGATTGAAGCGTTCGATGATGCCGATGTCGGTGGGGCGGAAGGTAAACGCGCCGATCTCATCGCCCTGGGTATTGACGATGGCGACGCGCCGGGCGCCGTCGTCCACGGTGATGCTCGCGGTGATGCTCTTCATATTGGAAGCCATGTTGAAACCTCCTCTGACTATCCTGGGGAATTGGGATGCTATGTTTTGTCTGTCAGGCCAGCTTACCGGGGGTATCGGGGGGTTCGAGCGCCCGGAAAACTCTCCAGTGGAGAGTTTTCCGCGAGAACGGGCCGGCAGGCCCCCGGAGGTATTGGCGGGGGAAGCAGGTCCCCCGCCAAATAAACCTATATTTCCGTCCAGCTTGCCGGAGTGGACCCAGAGGCAGGAGTGAAGTTCCCCTTCACCTTCTCCCCCACGTAATGAAGCTCGAAGGGGATCTGGTAGCCGGTGGTGTCGCCGCCGTAGGACGTGGGCACCACGTACACCTGCTGGCGGTAGGCCACGAAGGTGCCCTCGGAGGCGCCGTCCTCCCACAGGTGCACCTCGTAGGCCCAGGTCTTGAGGCGGTCGTCGGTGGCCTGGGTGTCGATGATCTGCTGCAGCTTCTCGAACAGCGGGTCGCCCACCACGGCGTAGTAGGGCTCGGCGCTGGCGCTGATCTCATAGCCGCTGTGGGTGAAGCTGTTCTCCCCCAGGATGTTCTGCTTCTGCTCGGTGTTGGGGTTCAGCTCCACGTTGAACTCCTCCAGGTCGCTGCCCAGGCGGTACAGCGCGGGGGTCTGGCCCATGAAGGACGTGTCCAGGAAGTGGGCCATGTACTTCCGGGCGATCTTGCCGGTGATGCTCTGTGCCATGTCGTTCTCCTTTCAAATTCCGTTCGGTCGCGGGGTCGCTTCAGAAGGGCGGAAAGGCTCCGTCCCCGACCCCCCGGTACAAAAGCGGCATGCCGTGGTCGTCCCGCAGGCCCCACAGCAGCCGCTTCAGCTCCCCGTTCAGCTGCTTCTCCAGCACTTCGGTGCGCTCCCCCGCGCCGCCGTAGCGCTCGGAGTAGCCGTCGGTGGAGAAGGCGGCCACCAGGGGCGCGCCCGCCTGGGCGTCCGCCCCCACCGCGCCGTCGCAGCGGATGACGCTCATCATGGCCAGCTTCACGGCCTCGGGAACGTCCTCTGGCCGGGTGGAGCCCACCATCGCCTCCAGGCGGCCGCCGGTCAGCCGGTCGACGCGCTTGCGGGCCCGAAGCTCGGCGTCGATGAAGTCCGCCTCGGACAGCGCGCCGCCCCGGGCGAGGTACTCTTCATAAGTTAAGTACATGCCCATCAGCCCCTGGAGAGGATCCTGGCCAGGGGGATGGCCCGGGTGTCGAACAGGCCCGTCCCGGCGGTGTCCTTCACCAGGGCCCAGCGCGCGGCGGTCCTCAGCTGGGCGTCGGTGGGGCTGATGATGGCGGTGGCGGGCTGCACGAAGCTGAAGCCCCGGGGGGCGAACAGCTTGCGCTGGCGGGTGATGAGCATCTCCTGGCCGCCCCGGGCGGTGGGGTCGCGGTACACCTCGCTGGGCACCCGCGCGCCGCAGTCGCAGAAGTCGAAGGCGCCCTCGCCCAGCACGTAGGTGGTGTAGACGGTGCCGCCCTCGTCGGTGTCGGTGGGCACGTCGTCGTCCACCAGCACGGTCCTGCCGTTCCAGCTGGCCAGCCCCAGGGGCCGCTGCAGGCCCTCGGCGTCGGTCTGCCGCCAGTACTCCAGCAGCTGCTGGTTCTCCAGGCTGGTGGCCACGGCGGAGTGCATCACCACCACCGAGAAGATGTCCTTGTTCGCGCCGGCGGCCTTCTGCACCGCGTTGTTCAGGGTGAACACCCCCACGGTGGGCTCGTCGTCGTCGGTGATGTCCAGGGTGTGGTCGGAGGCGAAGTCGCCCTCGGTCACGCCGAACACGCCCTCCAGGATGGCCAGCAGCGTCGCCTGGTCCACGCCGTCCCAGTAGTCCGCCACCTGGGCGGCGATGTCCGCCATGAAGTCGTGGCCGGCGATGTCCTGGCTGAAGTCCTTCTCCTGCCAGGCCTTGGCCCGGCCCACCACGATCATGCTCTGCAGGAAGGTTTCCAGGCCCTCCGCCGTGATGTCCGTGTTGCCGTCGTAGTTCTGCGCCGCGCCGCCGATCAGCCCGGACATGGGCACGCTGATGTAGTTGCCGCCGGCCTGGTCCGCCAGCACCCCCTTCAGCTCCGGACGCCCCCGCAGTATGCCCGCCTTCAGCAGGGCGTTCTGCTTCACCCGCGGCACCGTCTCCAGATACTTGCCGAATACCTCGGCGTTGAAGGTCTTGCTGTCAAATACGCTCATATCATTCGCTCCTTTCAATCATGTTGAGAAAGCCCCCAAAAGCCTTCCCCAGGCAGCGAAGCTGCCGGTTCAGGGGAAGGTGGCGCGGCGCGTGGCCGAAGGCCTAGCGAAGTGTCCAGCGCCATGACGGATGAGGTCGCTCTCCCTTACTTCCCGATCTGGGAAACATCCACCTGTTCCCCCGCGTTCGCCCGCTTCATGGCCTCGGCCAGGGTGATGCGCAGGGCGGGCTCGGGGGCGGCGGCGGGCAGCACCACGGCGGGCACGGGCCGCCCGGACGGGGCCGCCGTGGGGTCGGTGAAGTACTCCTCGTACCGTTCACGGATGCCCGCCAGCTGCTCCTGGAGGGGTTTCGCGCCCTCCCCGCGATCCACCATGCCATAGACCTGCTCGAAGAACTTGGCCTTGACGCCCTTGAAGTCCTCGGAGGCGCGGGCGGTCTGCATGGCCTTGTAGGAGTTGAACTGACCCATCAGCGCCTTGTAGTCGTCGCTCTCCTTCGGGTCCGGGGTCTTGATGCCCTTCTCCCAGTCGGCCTTGGCGTTCTCCAGCGCCGTTTCCTGAGCCTGGGCCGCCGCGCCCTTGGCGATGTAGCCATCATCCAGCGCGCGCCCGTACAGGCTGAAAACCTGCTCCGTCCGCTGCTGGGGCGTCAGCTCCTCGTTGTCCATGATCTCGTTCAGCGCCTTCCTGGTGAAGATGTTCGCCATGTTACACTCCTTTTCTCATCCCGATAGAGTGATGGGATGCGTCCGCGTGTTTATCGTCCCGCCGGACGTAATTGTGAGCGTCCGGCAAAGCCGGACTGAGGCCCGAGCCATTTGGCTGGCCGGGCCGAAACCCGCGACCCGCAATCCATTGCGAGGGCGCGGGGCGGGGTATGAAAAAAGCACCTCCGTAAAGGTGCTTTGATCAGCTGTCAATTCAGGCAGGAATCACCCGGTTCTCGAACTTCTTGTAAGCATCGAGATACCACTCCTGCTTGTCGCCGTTGTAGGTCAGCTCGTAGTACATGCCGTCCAGCAGCGTGCTGGAGATCAGGTACTTCCAGTTCTGAAGCGCCTTGGCCTTCCAGACCATGTACACCTCAAACTTCGGCTCCAGGCCGCTCTTGCCCAGGTGCTCGATGATATAATCCCGAACGATGTTCAATGCCTTATCATCCATAAGCGCTTCCTCCCATCAAAAAACCGCCCGAAGGCGGTTATTTCAACGCTTTTATCTTTGTAATAGCGTCTTGGATTTGTTCTTCAGCTTTCTTTTTCTCTTCTTCGATTTCCTCCGGTGTGAGAGACGTATCCAGCGGAGGAATAGGATAATTATCGTATTCACGATCAGCCAAACCGCTTCTCATCTCCGCTTCACCTCCATCCCGGCTACTTTGAGTAAATCATACCACTCTTTGTCATCAAAGTCAAACATCGAATGATATTTTTTCTGCAAACCTGAATGTAATTGCTCGCACAGTTCAGAAGGTATCACTGTTTCCGTTTTTCCATACGTCCACACTTCCAAATTATGTCCAACAACCACGCCAAAGTCATATCCGTGCGCCCGTGCCGATGATCCATCATCCAGCGACGGTGGCAAGCCATTCGGGTGATTATGTATGGCGACAATCGAACGTCCTTCAATGTGCGCCCTCTCAATGGCTGCCTGTGTCTCGGCATCATAACTTATACTGTTTGATTCGTCCGAGGTCGTTAATTTATGGATCACTTCGCCCGTATCGCCGTCAATCAGATGTAAGTCTTCCCGATCCGTCCCTCCTCTGTGCTTCAGCATTTCGACTGCACTCTCTTTGATTGACGCATCTACTTCGGGCTTGCCAGTCATACCTTTGAATTTTTCTACAAAACCTTCCGCGTCAAGGCCCCTTTCTGATACAGTCAACGGATTCTGCGTATGCAGACGAGCCTTCTCTTTAAAGGTCTGCTCGTTCGGCGTCGGGCCTTGATGCCTCATTTCCGGCCCATACTCCCGTTCTCTCCTCCGTCGTCTCCCGGTCTCCTTCTCGAACCGGTCCAGCCGCTCGTCGGCCTGCTTCAGCTTCTCCTGCGCCGCCTTCACCGTCTGCTCGTCCGCTCCCTGGGCCTTCGCCGCAGCGTACTCCAGCCGGGCCTTCCGGAAGTCCCGCTCCAACTTGCGCTGCTTCTGGCTCTGGGCGTAGGTCTCGGCGTTCTCCTGCTCGTTCTGCATGAGCGCCGGTACCTTGGTCGCCCCGGGGATGAACAGCATCGGATGATGCCCGCAGTTGATGCCGAACAGCCCCGCGGGCTCGCCGTATACTGCTCATAAGCGCCAGGATGTCTCTCCATAATATGGCCAATTCTCTCATCGGACAGGACTACCGTTTGATCTGTTCCGTCGCCCCATCCGACACTGATCTTATCCAGCCGAATCGTCGCAATCTCCCGCACACCATCGCCAGCACCTTTTGTTTCTGTTGACAGTGTGTCATCTTACGCCTCACCGGTCAACGGCTTTTCGGCCGGTGCCTGCTCCTCGGCGACAGATTCCTTCGTCTGCGCAATATCCCGAGCACTTTCCGGGGCCTTCTGATCCCTTTCAGCGAGATTTTGGTCGCGCGCCCATGATTTCCGCGCGCCGCCGGCCGACCCCTTCGCCGCCCCTCACGGGTCCACGACGATCCGCACGCCCTCGCCCCGGTCGCCGTCCAGGGGCAGATCCCCCAGGGCCTCCTTGAAGGCGGCGGTGAAGTCCCGCAGCTTGAACAGCCGGGCGGCGCCGTCGTCCTGGGCCTTGAACTCGGTGACGGGCTCCTCGGGCAGGGCGCGGGCCATGCGCTCCAGCTTCCGCAGCAGCGCCCGCCGGGCGCGGCGGGCCAGCTCGGCGTCGTCCTCGGCCGCCCGGGCGGCGTCGCGCCGGGCCGTCCAGCCCTCCTCCCGGGCCCGCTGCCGAAGGGCCCCCAGGGGCACGCCCCAGCGCTCGGCCAGCCGCTTCTGGCTGACGCCGCCCGCCAGGTATTCCTCCCGTATCGCGCTCCAGTCCATGCCCTGCGCCTCCCCTCCCCGCCGAAGCGGTGAATGTGTCAAGATTAGCGGACGGCTTCCCTGTGGATGTCCCCGACAATCCTTCATGATTAGCGGACGGGCCGCCGCAGGCGGCCGTCGCGCGGGTCGGGGGCTTCCCTGTGGATGTCCCCGACAATCCTTCATGATTAGCGGACGGGCCGCCTCAGGCGGCCGTCGCGCGGGTCGGGGGCATCCCTGTGGATGTCCCCGACAATCATAAATAATACCCCGCCAAAACTCTACTTTACTCCCCAATTTGCGCCTCCAGGGCCTTCAGGGCCGCTTCGTGTTTTTTCCACAGCCAGCTGGGGCAGTAGCGGGTGCGGGCGGCGATCTCCTTCCAGCTCCAGCCGTTGAGGTAGCGATAGCGCAGCACGTCCCGCTGGATGGGGCTCTCCAGGGCGTCGATGCGCCCCTCGATCTCCAGCGACAGCGCGGCGAAAGCGTCGATGTCCCGGTCCAGCCGCCGCTGCAGGCGTTGCATTTCCGGGCCGGGGCCGCCGGTGCGCTGGTCGGCCAGCGCCTCGCACTGGGCCCTGCGCTCGGCCAGGGCCTCCGCCCGCAGCCGGGCCTGCCGGGCCCGTCCCAGATATTCCTTCGCATTCATGCCGATAATCGCCTCCCTTTCGCCGATTCCGGTCGGGTTGCGCTTGACAACCCCTGTCCGAGATGTTACAATTAACATGAAGGTAATGTTTTCACCAGGCGGATTCAACATCCTGCCCGCGGGTCTGCGCGCCGGGTTCCTGCCGGGAGCGCCGCCGCGACCTGTCAAATAAACATGGGGGTAAAATCAAATGTCACTGCCCGGAAAGCTGTGTATCGGTATCCTCGAAGAGGACAACCCGCTCAAATCCTACTTCCGCTTCAAGCCGCTGTTGGTGGAGCAGGAGGGCCGCTACGTGCCCTATGCCGAAACCGGGGCCTATCCCGAGGACGGCAGCCTGCGCATCGTGCCGGACAAAAACGAATCCTATCACTTCAAGGCCCGGATGCGGCGCATCGGGCTGTTTTGCGTGGTGGACCTGCGCGCCCACCCGATGGACAACGACAAGATCCGCCCCAACAAGAACTACCGGGAGGGCACGTCGGAGCAAAACGCCTTTATCATCTACTCCGACGTGGTGCGGGAGCCCGCGCCGGACATGATCTTCCAGCTGGTGCCCCAGTCCCTGCGCCACGACATACTCTCCGTGCCCGCCACGGCCTCGGTGCTGCTGAAGGGCGAGGGGCCCCTGCCGGAGGTGTTCGCCTGGGAGACCCTGCCCGACGCCGACGACCGGGCCCAGCTGCTGCCCACGGACCGGGTCTGTCCCGTGGAGCGGCTGCAGAGCTTCGACCTGGAGACCTTCCGGGGCCGCAGGGTGGCCTTCGCGATCCTGCCCCCCGCGGACCTGGAGCGCCTCTCCGACGCCCCCGCGCCCCGGGTGCCCCGGCTGGCCGCGCCGGTGGTGGTGACCCCCGCGCCCAGGAGCGCCGCGCCGGCGACGGCTCCTGTGGCGACGTCTGTGGCGACGGCTCCTGTGGCGACGCCTCCTGAAACGACGGCACCCGTAACGGCGGCGCCCGCGCCCGCCACGGCTCCCGAGGCGACGGCCCCCATATCAACGCCTCCCGTATCAACGCCTCCCGCGCCTCCCGCGCCCGCGCCCGTCGAGACGCCCGCCCCGGAGCTTCCCGCCGAGGCTCCCGCCGGGGAGAAGCCCTGGTTCCACCACGACGCCAGCATGGCGCCCCGCCCGGTGGACCCCCGGCTGAGCCCCCAGCAGCGCAGCCTGGCGGCCCAGAGCGGCCTGAACCCCCGCCGGGGCCGGAGCCTGCAGGAGCTGATCGACGAGAAGTGGCAGCGCTCCCGGCTGAACCAGCTGGGCCAGCCGGTGGCCCCGATCCAGACCGGCGCGCCGGTGGCCAGCCCGGTGGAGGGCGCGGTTCGGGCGGTGCGGGAGGCCTGGCAGCAGCCGGGCCTGCGGCAGGAGCTGCTGGAGGCCCTGGGGGGCATCGAGGAGTTCGGCGCGTCCCTGGAGGAGCGCCGGGAGGCCGCCCGCCGGCTGGACATCGAGCGCCATCTGGACGGCCTGGAGGCCCGGCGGCTGGCCCTGCTGTCGGAGCTGGACCACCTGACCCTGAAGAACGAGGAGACCCGCTCCGCCCTGAAGCGGCAGCTGCGGCAGGACGCCGCCGGCGAGCTGGCCGAGGCGGTGCGCTCGGCGGACGCGGCGAAGGCCGAGCAGGCCCGCTGGGAGCAGCAGGCCGAGGCCGCCCGGGCCGCCGCCGCGGACGCGGAGCGGGCCCTGGACCAGATGACCGGCGAGGCCCTGGAGCGCCGCCTGGCGGACTTTGCCCTGAACGGGCGGATGGTGGAGCGGCTGCGCCTGCTGAAGGGCGAGGCCGACGCCGCGCCGCCCGCGCCGCCCACGATCCAGTCGCTGGATCTGAACGCCCTGGCGGTGCGGGTGATGAACCGCTTCGACGCCTCGGGCTTCGCCATCACCCGGCTGGAGGCCCTGAACCTGTGCGCCTGCGCGGCGGTCAGCCCGGTGCTGACCCTCTCCGGTCCTGTGGGCAGCGGCAAGACCCAGACCGCCCGGCTGCTGGCCGAGGCCCTGGGCTGGACGAACATCGACCGCTGCGTGCCCTTCCCGCCGGGCGGCCGACGGGGCCCCGTGCCCGGCGACGACCCCCGGCTCTCGGCGCTGCGGCGGCTGCCCCGGGTGCCGGCGATGCTGCTGCTGGACGACGCCAACCTCTATCCCGGGCCGGACCCCCTCCGGGGCCTGGACAGCGCCCTGGCGCCCCAGTGGCGGCTGTGCCTGACGGTGCAGGACGGCGGACAGCCCCTGCCCGCCCGCGCCCTGGACCGGGGCTTCACCCTGCGCCTGACCCCCGCCGCCGCCGCGCCCTGGCGGCCCCACCCCCGCGCCGCCGTGCCCCCCGAGGCCCCGGCCTCGCTGAACCTCGCCGTGCCGGAGGCCCCCCTGCCCGCCGCCTGCGAGGCCCGCATGGACGCCCTGCGCGCCGGCCTGGCCCGCCACGGGGCGACGATCTCCCGCCGGGCCCTGGACGACGCCTGGCGCTACTGCGCGCTGATGCTCGACGCCCTGGGCGACGCCGCCGACCCCCTCGCCGTGCTGGACCGGGCCGTGGCCCAGCGGGTGCTGCCCGCCCTGCTCGCCGCCGCCCCCGCCGACGCCCTCGCCGCCCTCCCCGGCCTGCTCGATGCTCTGCCCCTCTCCCGCGCCCTCCTCGACCAGCCCCTGCCGGTGGAGATCTGGTAG